GCGGGTCTCGTCCGCAGCGATCCAGCGGTCGTTGCGACCCTTGCTGGCGTTCGCCTTGATGGCGGCGTCGCGGCCCCGCTCCCAAGCCTCTGCGTTCATGATTACAGTCATCTCTGTCTCCCTTGATGAACGTTCTACTAACGTTCTACTAAATCCTGTCACCCCTGTAAACAAAAAAATGAAGGGGACCGAAGCCCCCTCCCTTACGGCAGTTCGATTGCTCGATGCGTGTATTTATTGCGCTTGATTGCGCCGCGCTGATCAAGTCGTTTCATGATGGCATAGGCCGCAGTCTTCGAGCGCCCCGTCGCCTTGGCGACCTCCGTCACACTCGGCGCATATCCATAGCGGCGAACGTGTCTGGATATGTAAGCAAGAACGGACGCTTGCTTCTCGGTAAGTGTTACCATGATCCTTTCCTTTCTGTTGACAAATATGTCTGTTCGAGATTACGGTCGCTGCTGGCTTGGGCTGTAACCCATTTTCAACCCCAATCTGCAACCATTAGTCAGGTGGTCAGTGATTGGTGCCGGTGAGCAAAATGTGTTCCGAGCAACAGCCCAAGCCACCATTTCACGCCTCCTTCACAGTCAAAGTTTTAGCGCGCAACTGCCGGGCAGGCTTGGCCTCAGTGGTCTTAGCCGGTTGAGCCTTGTAGGTACGCATCGGCCACTTGATGTAGTAGATGGACCCATCGACCTCGATCTGTCCCTCCTCATGGTTCCCAAGCATCTCCTTCAGCATAATCTCGCACTCATCGATCTCAGCCTCGGCTGCACGGCGAGCTTTACGCGCTGCGATCAGAACGCTTGCCCAGTGGTCCGCGTCGGCAACCTCGTTTAGGTCAACCGCCGGGGCTCCATCATCGACCCGGTCCCACGCCACGTTCGCATCAGCGCTCGATACTGCGGGATACCAATCGACATCACGCTTGCGCCGCTCGAAGTCATGGACCGCGTCCTCGATCTGGTCCTGTACCTCCGGGTCCTGTCGGTACAGGAACACGCGAAGCTCAGAACCGCGATACAAGACGCACACAGCGCCCCAAGTGGCGCCGGTGCACATCATCTGCGCCTGAAGCTGCAACGGGCCCCTGTGAGGCGCCGGAGCGTCTTCAGGGACTGCGATGGTGTTCTTCGCCTCTAGGTCGCCCATGCCATGAGTATCGACCACCCCACCCTGCGGCACATAGATGCCGTTCGCCGGGTCATGCTCGAACACTATGCCACCACGCCCTTGACCATCGAGCGAACAAGCTAACGGCAGGTCCGGGTGATGAACGGCCTCGTCGATGTTGGTGATTATCTCATCGAGGTCGAGCCGGTAAGCAGCTTCCATCAGGATCGGACCCTCAAGCAGATCGCCAAGACGCATTTGCTCAGTCTGTGGGAGCCGTGAGGGCGGCTTACCCGCCGCAGCCTCAATAGCCTCTTTCAGCAACTCGTTAGGCGTCTTGTATGGCGACAGGCCCAGCAGGGCCGGGACGCGGGATGCTGTGACGATATCGTCGGGTGTGAGTTTACCTACCATTGGCCATGATCCTTTCAAATTCTTGACGCCCAACATTTTTAGCCACCACATGAATGTAGCCAGCACTGCTATTGCCGCCGATCTTTTTGATCAACCCACAAACACGCATCCGGTACAAGTGCGACGCGGCAGAGTTGTTTGACATCTTCAAACCGTTGCGCCTGCACTCTGATGTGAGGTCCGCAGACATGAACGTCTTCTGAGGATGGAAGCTGTCCACCGCGGTCTTATAAACCTCCCATCCGGTGACTTGCTTTCTGTGCATCGGCACCTCCGGGTTGCCACGAAAGGCGCCCTCAAAAATCGGCTTGCTCACGGGCTCGCTTACAGTCTTTGACCCAGCGACGGCGGCGAGCTTGATGCTTGGCTTTTCCTCGGCAACCTCGACTTTGGTGATCGTGGCATGCCGCTCAAGGCCGGTGGCGATAAGCTCGGCGAGCGCAGCCTTGTTGCACTCCAGAGTAATGATGTATTTTTCCATTTCTTTGATCTCCCTTTTACTGAGTGAAGTGGGCAATTACGGCCCACCATGTGTAGGACCGAGATGCCTCGACCCCGAAAATCCAAAGCCAGTCGATCCAGCCTAGGATGAAGAACAGGATGATGATCATCCCGATGATGTCGTCTAGATATTGTCTCATGGCTCACTCCACCGATGCTGCGTAGTAATATCCGTCCCGACCATTGCGCGGGAACACAAAGCCTTTCCGGCGATACCAAGACTTCAACTCGCGCTGGGTCATGCCGTTCGCATACGGGTAGCAGCTTTGCGTCTCACAATAGATGTGCAGCAGGATGCCATGCTCATGGCAAAGGTCGAGCAGCCAGCGCAGGCAGCGCCCACCATTGCCCTCTTTGCGTTCCAGCGATTGAATGAAGCCCAGTGTCATCTGCCCATCTCTGAAGCCGTCAGTCAGTTCGAGACAACAGTTATGCTCCGGCACATAGACAAGGTGCCGGTTGAATGGGTGCGGCTCGGTGGCAGCAAGCACGGCCTCGGTGAAGGCCGTGTTCTGTGAGTGGCGCGCAAGGCGATCAAAGTTCAGCATCGATGTCTCCCTTCGATGGTGGTGGGGCGGGGCCGTTAGGCCGCCGCCTTTCTGAAATAACCGCCGCGCATCACAAGGTGCGGCTCGTATCGTGGGTGCATCGGAAGCCAAGCATAGGTTGCGTACTTTTTGCCGTTCTTCAGCACGTCAATCGTCACAAGCTCTTTGCGACGAAATTCGCCAGCCAAGCCCAAGTTCTGACAGTGCCATCTGTCAGCCTTGCTGCTGTGAATATATCTTTCCGCATCGTTCTTTGCCTCTGTGACCGTCGCAAACCCATCTTTGGTAATCACAACGTCATTGACTAAATCGCGGATTGTCAGGCTGTAGGTCATCGGTGTCTCCCTTCGATGGTTGGGGCGGGGCCGTTAGGCCACCGCCAATTCATCGTAAGCGTTCGCCCAAGTAATCAGCAGGTGATAGCACTTGTCGATCTGCTCATCAGTCATGCCAATCTCATCACGCGCGATGCCTACGGCGAGAGATGCATGTGCGTAAGAGATGCGGCTGAGGCGAGCATACTCGTCGTAATCGTCGTCCTTGACGAGTGCGTCGGCCGCATGCCGGTTGACGGCTTCTGCCTTGTGCTGGTGGTAGGCAAAGTCCACGAAAGTCTCAATCTGGGCTTCAGTAAGTTTCTTCATCGGTGTCTCCCTTCGATGATGGGCGGGGCCGAAGCCCCGCCGGTTGATTAGAAGTTGAAGTCGTATTTCTTGACAGGAACGTCGGACAAGCGGAACCGGCCAAAGGTGGGGTTCTTCCAAGAGCCGTCCTTCTGCTTGCGGATGCGGACAACAGGGTTTTCCTCGTCTGAGGTGATGACCCAAGCCTTACGCTGGTCAGCATTGTTGGTGCAGTGGAAGGCAAAGCCGCCACTCACCATCTCAGGCTTCCAATCGTCTGCCATCTCGGTGCGCATCTCGCGAACCTCAATGGTCTTGTCGCTGATGACGCGCACCACCTCAAAAGGGTTTACGTCAGAAAAGAGGTAGTTGTTGGCGAAGCGCGGGGTTTGCTCTGTGTTGGTCATCGGTGTCTCCCTTCGATGAAATGTTCTATCAACGTACTACTAGTATAATCAATATCAATGTGATATCAAGGTCTGAATAGCGTTTTGCTAATTTTTTTTTGGAGGCCCAAGTGTCTGACATACAACCACAATTTCTGCGACTTCAGGCATCGACCCGGCAGATGTTGAAAGAGGAGCTTGAGCGTTCATCGCATCGGTCGCTCTCGACCTTGGCGGATGAGCTTCTGGTGCAGGCCATATTAAAGAGGCGGCAAGAGCGTGGCGAACAGTAGGAATAAGGGCGCAGCCGCAGAGCGTGAGATCGCAAAGCTGCTGTTCGATGAGCTTGGCATGACGTTCAAGCGCGACCTCGAACAGTATCGAGCCGGTGAACATGGCGACCTGATCTGCGACGAGCCGTTCCCTTTCGTGATCGAAATCAAGAGATATAAGACCGGCTGCGCCGCACAGCCGAAATGGTGGGATCAGGTGTGCGCCGCAGCGAAGTCTGCCGGGCTGCTCCCGATGCTGGTCTACAAATACAATCATCAACAATGGAAGTGGCGCATGCCAGCCGAGGCGGTGATGCGCGCCGGGCTGCCGCATGGTTGCATCACTATGCGCGAGGGTGCCGAGCTTGACTGGGGCTACGCCGTCGAGATGGACACGCGCACCTGTATGATGATAGTCAGAGAATTACTGGTCGATGAGGTGTCGGCCAGTGGTGCAAAGGTGTAAACGTAAAAGGAGAAAATTATGCCTCTAGGATTTAGCTACTCAGTAGGTGGAAGCGGTGACATACTTCCAATTATTAAATGGGATGCGAAAGCTGGCGACTTACTTCGCCAAGATAGCTACCAAGCAGCGGACGGTTCGCGGCAAAAAGATGTCGCAGAAATCCCGCTACCAACCTCAGTCGCAATGGATTTGGGTGCGATCGAAGTTGGGTGGCTTAGTTTTGCGACCGGCCAGCCTGACTTCGTCATGGCTGGGGTCAATGAGCCGTTCCCGGATAAGCCTGCAAACGGAGATCACAAGCAGGCATTTCGCGTCCGCGTGGCAACGAAGGAACTGGGCCTTCGCGAATTTAGCCACTCGGCTAAGACGGTCCTGCGTGCGCTTGACGAGCTTTTCGAACAGTATGAAAAACAAGCTCCGGCGCATCAGGGTAAAGTTCCGGTCGTGACGTTCCACAGCGCGAAGCGTGTAGCTGTGAACACCCAGCAGGGTGAGCTTAGCTTCAAGGTGCCAGAATGGACGATCACAGATTGGATAGATCGCCCGGAATTGATGGAGCGAGTTGCAACGCTTCCATCAGAACCCGCGCCGGAGGTGGTTGTCTCTCAGTCTCCCGCTGAGGCAGCACCGTCAGGCAACAGCCTGTTTTAGCGCGGGGGCGCCGCCGGTTTCTACTCGACACGGTGACCGGCGGCGCCATTTTTTTAGCGGGAGCAAAGGGAGACACTCATGAACATTGCGGCTCATGCAGAGAGGATTGCCCGACACTATTGGGGCGAGCCGAACGCGAAGCTGTCCGTCAAGGGGCGGACGCTGCGCTGGGGCAACAAGGGTTCGCGCGAACTCGATCTAGCCAAGGGCGCATGGTACGATTTTGAAGAAGAGGAAGGCGGCGGCGTAATCGATCTGGTCAAGCGCCACGCCAACCTCGGCATATCAGGCTCGGTCGCTGATGTACTTGAACGCGAGTTCGGTATCCAGAAGCAGGCGCAGAAGGCGTTAGAGCCGAGGCAGTACATCCAGCGCATTCACTCATATTACGACGCCGACGGCGCCGAAGCATATCAGGCGCTGCGGATGTACCCGAAGAGCTTCCGCCTGCGCCAGCCCGACGGCAAGGGTGGATATCTGCACAACATAAAAGGCATCACGCCTCTGCCGTATAACCTGCCCGGCATCATCCAAAACAAGAGCGCGCCTATCTTTGTGGTAGAGGGCGAGCAATGCGCCGACGTGCTGATTGAGGCCGGGCTGATCGCCACCACTAACCACGGCGGGGCCGGGAAGTGGGGCGAGGAACACGCGCAGCATCTCGAAGGGCGCAACGTGATCGTCATGCCCGATAACGATCAGGTAGGCTGCCGACACGCCGACGCCGTAGTTGCGAGCCTCTGGGGAAAGGCCAACCAGATCAAGCGCGTCGATCTGCCGGGCCTGCCGGACAAGGGCGACGTGGTGGACTATCTCAGGACGCACACGCTCGATGATCTGGTCAGAGAGGTCAGGAAGGTCGAGCCCCTAACCGAAGCGCCGCAGGCGGCTGAGGGTGAGGTCGTCGCCGAAGAGCAGGCGATAGAGCGCTACAAAATGATGCGCCGCGACGCGGTGTTCGCGATGCCTCCGGTAGAATTCCTCGTCGATGGCCTGATCACCGACACAGGGTTCACCATGATGTATGGCGCACCCGGAACCGGCAAGTCGTTCCTCGCCATCGACATGGCGCTCAGCGTTGCGCACGGTCAGCCGTGGCAGGGACAGGGCGTCAAGCAGGGCCCGGTGCTGTACATCGCCGGTGAGGGCATTGGCGGCTTCGGTAAGCGCTGGAAGGCGTGGGAGCGGCATCACGGCAAGGTGGACGAGCCGGACCTGTACCTGCTGCCGACGGCTGTGAACTTTCGTGAAGCCGAGGATATTGCACGCCTCGTCGCAACCATCGAGGACATCGATCAGCCGTTCTCGCTTGTGATCGTCGATACCGTTGCACGCGCCATCGCTGGCGCCGAAGAGAACAGCAGCACCGACATGGGGCTGTTCGTCGCCGCATGTGACGAGATAAAGGCGCTGACGGGCGGTGCGCTGCTTGCGGTACATCACGCCGGCAAGGACGCCAATCGCGGCGCACGCGGCTCTACGGCGCTTCTAGGGGCGGTTGACACGTCACTGATGGTCAGCAAGTCCGAGGACATCGTGGTGCTGCGTACCGAGAAGATGAAGGATGCGGAGCCGATGGACGATATCAACCTGCGGATGGTGACGGTGGCCGCGACAATCTCCGAGACATCTGTCGTGCTGGAGCGCACCGACGAGAAGCCGAAGAAGAAAAAGGCGTGGCGCCCGACCGGCGCAATCAAGAGAGCGCTGCAAGTGTTCGAGAACCTGTGTGTGGATCGCGGATCGCCGAAGATCAGATACAACGACTGGGCGGCCAAAATGAACTCGGAAATGCCCGATACGCCGGACAGCACGAAGGGATCGGCTCGGAATAAGCTAATTGAGGAAGAATGGATCATCTCCGTCGATGGTGTATGTTGGAAAAACAAAGAGTTAGATGGTGTTTCATCGTAGTTTCGTAGCATCGTATCGTAGCGTCGTAGAACTACGACAACTCCGACGCCCCCTATGGGCGTCGTAGTTTCGTAGTACGAGCCGGATCGTAGAAGGGAGAAAAATATGGCGAAGAGAAAAAGGGTATCTAAGAGCAAGACTGCGAGGGAGTGGAGGTTCTACCAAAGCGAACGAGACGCGGATAAGTGTCGTGCTGCCTTGGCGACATACGACGCTGAGGTCCGGGCAAGGGAGATCAAGTGGGGCGTGGACCGTCTGCCGCTTCTGGTCGAGCCCGAACTACGTGACAGGTTCTGGGCTCAAATGGAGCTTCTGAACAAAGCCATTGCAAAGGGCAGCGGTGTAGATGTCGAGGAAACTGTGGCGGCGACGGTCAGAGGCATACAGGCGTTAGAGCGTCGGGCTATCGAGCTTGGGGCTGAGCCGGTCAGCGGTGAGGTTTGGGAAGAGACAACGCCGCAGGGCGCTGTGGTTGCAGTTTGTCGAGATGGAGCGAGCATTGCTAAGATCAGAGATCAGGGCAGGATCGATAGGGTCTATACGATGTCTGAGATTGCAGCAATTGTGGAAGGGTGGGAAAGCACCAAGGCTGGAGAGACAACCAATAAAGTTAAATCCCTTTTCCCCGGCGCCCAAATCGAGACAGTGAAACCAAAGCCTGCCGATATTGAGCTTGACGATGAGATACCGTTTTGACTGATGGCTTAATCTACAGCAACAAGCAGTATAAGCTCCTCGGCAATAATGCGTGGGTCGATATTCATACGCTCACTGTACATATCATCCGAGGCAGCAGTGGCGTGAAGGTGGAAATATTCCCGGCAACGCATGATGGTGTTAGTGAGCCGGTGGCGGTGTGTAGCGCTAATTGGACTGAGCCCGATCCGGCAAACAAAACGCAGGTTGTTAAGAGATATGCAGAGTAAGGGCGACGGTACATTTGAGAGGTGGCTGAGTGTAGGATGCTGCCCGAAATGTCATAGTAACACGCTAGAGGATGTTGAGGGCGGCATGAGGTGCCGCTCTTGTAATTTGATCATAGGAGACAACAATGGAAAAGCGCGAGGCACTAAAGGCAGCCATAAAGACCGTCGAAAAACGTGGCGAGAGCTATGGAGACGTGAGAAAAAACCATCAGAGGATAGCCTCTCTCTGGTCGGTCGTTCTTGGGCAAGATATAAGTCCAGAGCAGGTGGTCCTGTGCATGACTTGCGTAAAGGTTGCAAGATTGATCCAGACGCCTGATCATGAGGACAGTTGGGTGGATATTGCCGGGTATGGCGCATGCGGCGCTGAAGTCGCCGACAAGTAGTTTAAAGGGGTTTTGATTATGCCGATGCCGAAGATAGCCGAGGAGGTCTGGGAAGAATTCCTAGAGCGCATCACCAATGGTAACACGATCACATCTATCGTGAACGACAAGTCGATGCCTAGCTGGACTTCTGTGTCGAGGAAGCTGGCTGCCGAACCGGAGTTCGAGCGGCAATATCGCCTAGCTTTAGAGTTCAGGGGCATGCTGTTGCAGGAGGAGCTTGAGGACATCAAGAAAGAGGCAAGGGCCGGTGAGGGAGACGCTCACGGACTGCGGCTTGCTGCCGACATCACTAAGTGGCAGGTGGCTCGTATGACGCCAAAAATTTACGGTGATAGGCAGCAGCTTGAGGTAACGCCTGTGAAGGGCGGCTCATATCTTGAGGCGCTAACAAAAGTTAACGCGGCTGAGACGGTAGTGATTACAGATGAGCGAGACACACAACCGGAAGAACTACGCGCGCGCGGCAAATCCGGCGAAAATGACTGTCCTGATAGCGACATGATATAAGTCCGAAATCGGACTATTTGCTAAGTCACTGAAAAAGCAGGGTATACCAAATCCATAATGAACATTATGCGACATTTGCCAGAAAGTTAACCAAAATGCGGTAGACCCCCCCGTCTCGCGCACGCGGCCGGGCCGGTAAAAAAATATATACCCCTCTCACCCCCATCCCCGTCCTCGGAGATAACGCATGAACCCCATCGGCGCCGAAAAAAATGACCTCGTAGCAATGATCGAGCAGTTTCGCGACGATCCGCGTTTTTTCGTGCAATCTGTTCTCGGCGCAACGCCGCAGAAGTGGCAGGCTGAGGCGCTCGACGCGATTGCGACGCACGACCGATTGGCGGTGAAATCGGGACACGGGGTCGGGAAATCTGCGTTTCAATCGTGGGTCGTGCTGTGGTGGCTGTTGACGCACTATCCCTGCAAGGTCGCCGTGACGGCGAACAGCGCGCACCAGCTAAGTGACGTTCTGTGGACCGAAATCGACCGCTGGGCGCGAAACATGCCGCAGGCGTTCAAGGATTTGCTCGAATTCAAGTCCGACAAGATCGCGCTGAAGGGCGCTTCGGACAGTTTTGCGGTAGCCAGAACATCGAGGCGGGAGAACCCAGAGAGTTTGGCTGGTTTTCACGCACCTTGGATGTTGTTCGTTATAGAAGAAGCCTCGGGCATCCCGAACGTGATTTTCGAGACGGCTTCTGGCGCGCTATCCACCCCCGGCGCGAAGATTATCATGTGCGGCAACCCGACCCGCTCGGATGGGTATTTTTACGACGCCTTTCATAGTGACCGCGAGAAGTGGCACTGCATGACTGTGTCGTGTGAGGACGGCGACTATGTCGATCCGAAGTTTATTACGGATATGGCCGAGAAGTATGGCGAGAGTAGCAACGTATTTCGCGTGAGATGTTTGGGTGAATTCCCTACGCAGTCGGACGACGTGCTGTTGCCGCTGCATTTGGTAGAGGATGCGACGCACCGCGACGTAGAGGCTGGGCCGACCACGCCGGTCACTTGGGGGCTCGATGTCGCCAGATTTGGCTCAGACCGCTCAGCGCTCGCCAAACGGCAGGGAAACGTGCTGATTGAGCCGATCAAGACGTGGCAGAACAAGGATTTGATGGAGTTGGCCGGAATAGTGCTTGCGGAGCATGACGCGGTGCCGTATTCAATGCGCCCGCAGGCGATTTATATTGACGCAATCGGTCTCGGGGCGGGTCTAGCCGACCGGCTGCGAGAGCTAGACTTGCCAGCCGTCGCCGTCTCTGTTTCCGAAACTGCATCCTTGAAGGACCGATTTAATCGTCTGCGGGACGAATTATTCTGGTCTGCGCGCGAATGGTTCGAGGCGCGCGACTGCAAGATACCGCAGGACGACACGCTGATCTCGGAGTTGACCGGCATTCGGTATAAGTATCTGTCCAGCGGCAAGCTCAAAATCGAAGGTAAAGACGAGATGAAGAAGCGCGGCCAGCGTTCGCCTGACGTGGCGGATGCGTTTGTTCTGACGTTTGCGGCTCAGGGTGCGGTTGCCGGGGGTTATTCGAGAGGTTACAATAGCAACCGAGTAGTCAAGCCGAAAACGAACTGGGTGGTGTGATGGACAGATTTACGCAGTCTCTGCTTGGTCAAGGCGACTACGCAGACGCTGGCATGATTTTGCCTCTGGCGCGCGCGCCCGATGGTGAAATTCTGTTCTCTTTCCCGCAGGCTTTGCAAGGTTTGGGGCGCACGGTAGCCCGAGCGACCGGCCTTCTGCCGATGGGATATGACCCGAATACGGGTCTGCCTTCTGAAAACATATTGATGGACGCATTTGATGCGGCGGGGTCGTTTACTGGCGCTGGTCTGCTTGCGCCGCGTCCCGCTAACTCGCTTGGGATGGGTGGGCGTATCGAAGATATGCCCCTGTTTCAGCAGATTGGAAAGCGCCCGATGTCTCGGGCCTTGCCCCCGGCTGAGCAGGCGCTATATGAGGCTGGCGCGGCCATGCAGTTGCCGCGAGAAAGTGGGGAGGGCCTTTTGCTTCCACGGCGCGCCTATGATCTTGGCGCTGCGGAAGCTCGCGTTC